TTTTTATAAAATTCTAAAAGGATCTGGAGTATCATCTTATTCTTATGAGTGTAAAGAATGCACTATTAAGAGAGTAGTTTTGAGTAGACTGCAATCTACAGTTCTTGACAAATGGGAATACCCTGACTGGTAGTTTGTTCATGCATTGTTTCCCGACTCAAAAGTAACATTTTAATAAATATTTTTTAGATAAACTGAGTCTAACGGAGAAAAACATGGCGACTCCTCAATTATCTCCTGGTGTTCTTATCAGGGAAGTTGATTTAACAGTAGGGAGAGCTGATAATGTTCTCGATAATATCGGAGCAATTGCAGGTCCTTTTGTGATGGGTCCTGTTGACGAACCAATCGATATTGCAACCGAAGCACAATTAATCAATACATTCGGAAAGCCACTTTCAACTGATGCTCAATATGAGTATTGGATGACTGCATCATCATTCCTCAGTTATGGTGGGGTATTAAAAGTTGTTAGAACTTCTGGAGGCACATTAAATAATGCAAACGCTGCCGTTGGATACGCTGCCACCACCGTATTAAAAATTGATAATTATGACGATTATACTGCAAATCACTCTGCAGATAGTGTAAATTATGTTTTTGCTGCTAAGAACCCAGGTTCTTGGGCAAATAATATGAAGATTTGTGTTATTGATAGCAAAGCAGATCAAACAATTGGAATCAATACAACAAGTCTTTTGAATGCTGGAGCTACAATCGGTATTGGAGTTACTGTTGCTTTAAGTGGCGCTACTATTCCTGGAGATGGTGCAACAAATTCATTTACTGGTTATTTAAAAGGCATAATTACAGGAGTTACTACAGATGCAACCAATGGCAATAGTAGTATTGATATAAAAATATTTTCCAGAGTTTCTTCTGCAGGAACAGAAACTACGATTGATTATAAACAATCGGAGAGAGTATCATCATTCACAGCAAATGATTCGTTAAAATTTATTAATACTAGTGGTATTCAAACAGGAACAACAAATACAGCAGCATCTGTGCTTGATTGGTATGATCAACAAACCCTTGGTCTTTCAAATCAAACGGTATATTGGAAATCTTTAGCACCAAAACCAGGAACTTCTTCCTATGCTTCTCAAAGAAACTGTAAGCACGATGAAATTCATGTCGTAGTTTATGACGACAGAGGAACTATTACTGGTATTCAAGGAAATCTTTTAGAAAAACATATTGGACTCTCTAAAGCCACAGACGCTGTATCGGCAATAAATTCTCCGCAGAAAATTTATTGGAAAAATTACATTGCAGATTTTTCGGAAAATATTTACGCTGGCGACAATCCATCTGTGGGGACAGATATTTATAACGTAACTACTCCAAGAGCAACAGGATTTTCAACTTCATTTACTCAAAATACAGAATCTGAAGGTCAATGGAACCTTCCTGCACAAGGAAAAACATTTGGTGCGATTGGAAATGTTGCATATACTTTAAGTGGTGGTGTTGACTATTCTGCATCAAACGGAATGACTGCAGCGTTAGGAGATTTAGTGAATTCATATGAGTTATTCTCAAACAAAGATGAGATTGCTGTAGACTACTTCCTTATGGGTCCAGGTTTAAATAACAAGTTTGAGTCACAAGCAAAGGCAAATTATTTGATTTCTATTGCAAATCAAAGAAAGGATTGTTTAGCGGTTGTATCACCACATAGAGCTGATGTTGTGGCTGTAACAAACTCAACTACACAAACAACTAACTTGATCGAGTTCTTCTCATCACTTTCATCTTCATCATTTGCAGTGTTTGATAGTGGATATAAGTATACCTATGATAGATTCAATAATACATTCCGTTATATTCCATGTAACGGTGATGTTGCGGGATTAATGGTAAGAACAGCGATCACTTCTTATCCATGGTTCTCACCAGCTGGTCAGCAAAGAGGTGTATTGAATAATGCAACTAAACTTGCAAACAATCCATCGAAAGCACAAAGAGATCAACTGTATCCTCTGAGAGTTAACTCGATTATCAATCAACCTGGAACAGGTGTCATTCTCTATGGAGATAAAACTGCGTTATCGTATGCTTCCGCATTCGATAGAATTAACGTTCGTCGTCTCTTCCTGACTATCGAGCAGGCACTCGAAAGAACTGCAAATGCTCAACTCTTTGAACTGAACGATCAAATTACAAGATCAAACTTTGTCAATATTGTTGAACCATACCTGAGAGACATTCAGGCAAAGCGTGGTCTGTATGACTTCTTAGTTGTTTGTGACGAAACAAATAACACTCCTGATGTTATTGACAACAATGAATTCAGAGCTGACATTTATCTGAAACCAACAAAGTCAATTAACTACGTCACCTTAACTTTCGTAGCGACTCGAACTGGAGTCAGCTTTGAGGAAGTTGCAGGAACTGTTTGATCATATAATTAATTACTAAGGAGGATCCTAAAATGGCACAAATCCCAACAAGAAACATCTCACAGTTCAAGTCAAAACTCATTGGAGGTGGCGCACGTCCTAACCTGTTTGAGGTTAGTGTTACGTTCCCAACAGGAGTAAACCTTGGAATTCAAAATGATGGAACTGGAACTTTTGATTCTGAGAATTTCAGATTCCTTTGTAAGGCTGCTGCACTTCCTGCATCAACAGTTGCAGAAGTAGCAATTCCTTTTAGAGGAAGAACCTTAAAGGTTGCTGGAGAAAGAACATTTGATAACTGGACAATCACCGTTATCAATGATGAAAACTTCGGTCACAGAAGATCATTTGAAGCATGGATGCAAAACGTTGCTCAATATGGAGACAGTTCTGGTCTGGTAAATCCAGCAGATTATATGGGAAATGCTACAGTTTACCAACTCGGAAGAACTGCTGCTTCTCAACAAGGTGAGGGAACAACTTCAGGGCCAGCAAACATCTTAGCACAATACAAGTTTGTTGACATCTTCCCAACTTCAGTTTCCGATATTCCACTGTCATATGAGACTGAAAATGCACTTGAAGAGTTCACTGTTGAGTTCCAAATTCAGTACTTCTATCCTGAAGCTGCCGGTTCTGGCGCTTGATAAATAGTACAAATAAGTCTACACTTTAATAATGGCAAAACTTTTTGGTTTCTCTATTGAAGATAAAGAACCATTATCCCCTGGTGTGGTTTCCCCCGTTCCTCCTAATAACGAGGACGGGGTTGACCATTATTTAACCAGTGGATTTTTTGGTTCTTATGTTGATCTTGAGGGAATTTATAGAACTGAATTTGACTTAATCAAAAGATATCGTGAGATGGCTCTGCACCCAGAGTGTGATAGTGCAATCGAAGATATTGTAAACGAAGCAATTGTTTCAGACTCTGATGACAGTCCAGTAAAAATTGAACTGTCAAATTTAAATGCAAGCGACGGCATTAAGCAGAAGATTAGACAAGAATTCAAGCATATCTTAGATCTTTTAGACTTTGATAAGAAGTGTCATGAGATCTATAGAAACTGGTATATTGACGGCAGAATCTATTACCATAAAGTCATTGATCTTAAGAATCCTCAAGAAGGTATTCAAGAGTTAAGATACATTGACTCGATGAAGATTCGTTATGTAAGACAGACTAAAAAAACTGAAAAGGATGATCGTGGTATTCGATTAGCGAATATGAACCAGGATAATCCAATGCAATATGAGTTTCCTAAAATTGAGGAATACTTTATCTACACTCCTCAAGCAACATATCCTACATCAAATCCATCATCTCTTGGAGATCAAAAGGGTATTAAGATTGCAAGGGACTCAATCACATATTGTACATCAGGTCTTGTAGATAGAAATAAGGGATCAACACTTTCATATCTTCATAAAGCAATTAAGGCTCTCAATCAACTTCGTATGATTGAAGACTCTCTGGTTATCTATCGCTTATCAAGAGCACCAGAAAGAAGAATTTTCTATATTGACGTAGGTAATCTTCCTAAGATCAAGGCAGAACAATATCTTCGTGATGTTATGATGCGTTATCGCAATAAACTTGTGTATGATGCAAACACAGGCGAAGTTCGTGATGACAAAAAATACATGAGTATGCTTGAAGATTTCTGGCTTCCAAGACGTGAAGGTGGTCGTGGAACAGAAATTACTACACTTCCTGGCGGACAAAACCTGGGAGAAATCACTGATATTAAATACTTCCAAGAAAAACTCTATCGTTCATTGAATGTTCCATCATCAAGAGTTGGTGGCGACAGTGGTTTTAATCTTGGTCGTTCATCAGAAATCTTAAGAGATGAAGTTAAGTTCAGTAAGTTTGTTGGACGTTTGAGAAAGAGATTCTCAAACATGTTCAATGATATGCTTAAGACACAACTTCTTCTTAAGAATATTATCACTCCCGAAGATTGGGAGACGATGAGTGAGCATATTCAGTACGACTATCTGTATGATAATCACTTCTCTGAACTTAAAGAATCTGAGCTTCTGATGGAGCGTTTAAATATGGTTACTCAAGCAGAACCATTTATTGGCAAGTATTTTTCACAAGATTATGTTCGTCGTAAGATTCTTCGCCAGACTGATGAAGAAATCCTTGATCAAGATAAACTGATCGACAAAGAAATTAAAACTGGAGTTATTCCAGATCCAGCAGAGATGATGATCGATCCTGCAACAGGACAACCAATTCCTGGTGCAACCGGAGATCTTGGAGCTACTGTGATGGAACCAGAAATCAATGCAAAATCAGTTGAACCACCTGAAGTCAAAATGCCCAAAGGTGGCGAGATCTAATAAATAAAAAAGATTACTCATTTTAAAAATCATGGACGAATTAATGGATATGATTGTTACTGATGAAAGTCCTTCACAAATCAGTGACAAAATTAAAGATCTGCTTTTCTCTAAAGCGGCTGAAAAGATTGATGCATTCAAACCAATGGTAGCATCTTCGATGTTTGGTGACTACGAAGAATCAGATTATGAAGAAGAGGAAGAATAATAATTAATAAATAACTAAAAGTGTATTTTAAAAAATAATGGCACATAAACCAGTTGGAACGGGATTTACAGTAACTTCTACCGGAAGCGCAGTTAAATCTAGTTCATTTGTTCATAAAACTGATACTTTGAGAGTTGTTACCTTTGGTGCAAGAGGTCATATTGCTATTGGAACTGAACCGACTGCAACTCATGTAGATTATTTTTTAACGGCGAATAATCCAGAAACTGTAAGTTTGGGAGCTCCTAGATCTCAAAGAGTTGTTGGTGTTACGACAGGAGAAACAACAACACTTATTTTTGAAGAGGGATTGGCTTCTCAATTTGAAGTTGGAGATTATGTATCTTTAGTTGTATCGCAGCAAAGTTATTATGATTTTACACACCAACCAGTTATTTCAGTAAACACTTCTTCTGGTTATAATGGGTATTTCTCAACTAGAATTGGTATTGACACCAATACTTCAGGTATTGTAACTAGTTTCAATTCTCCATATGCAGAATTAAGAAATTCATTAAAAGTTTCATTTATTTCTGATGGAGGAACGGGAAATATGTTTGCACAACAAGTACAAATCACAGGTCAAGCGTAAAATGAAACTCATCAGAGAAGAAATCGAATCAGTCGAATTTATCGTTGAAGAACGCAACGGTAAAAAGTCACTGTATATCGAAGGTGTTTTCCTTCAGGGTGACATTAAGAACCGTAACGGTCGTATGTACCCTATGGAAACTCTTCGTCGTGAAGTTGCTCGATACAATGAGAATCATGTTCAAGCAGGAAGAGCTCTTGGAGAACTCGGACATCCAGATGGCCCTACTGTAAACCTTGATAGAGTTTCGCACAAAATCACTTCTTTAAGAGAAAGTGGTTCTAACTTCATTGGTAAGGCAAAGATTCTCAATACCCCAATGGGTAAAATTGCAGAGTCTTTGATTAGTG